GGCGCGGGGGGTCACGCCGTCCTTCTCGTAGAACACGAGGCGCGGTTCGACGTCGTGCATGTTCTCGGCGGTAAGGCCGATCTTTTGGCGGTGCGTGGGATCGGTCTTGTAGGAGAATGCGACGGGGTTCAGCCGCAGCACTTCGCGCAGGCCCGTGTCGAGCGGGCCAGTGATATTTTTGAAACGCGCGGACGAGACGATGCACGTCGAGGCGCCTGCGTCGGTCAGTTCGTTGGTCGTTGCGTCGAGGCAGGCGTCGGTGTCACCCGCCGCGCCCCCTTGGATGCCGGGGAGCAGAAGATTGGAGCTGAGTGAGAGCGTCGATGCGGCTGGGCGCGAGAAGGTGACATCGCGCGCTTGTCTCGCGTCGCCCGCCGTGCCCGACCATCCAATCGCCCCATCAGCGGCGATGACGAAATCCCCGTTGGCGAAGGCGTAATAGGGGAGCGCGGTGCCGACCGTGACGCCCATGAACGTCGATCCATATCTGTAGAATCCGAGTTGGGGCATGGCAGCGAATGCGATGCTCGGTGCAGTCTCGGTGCCATCTGGAAAGAGCACCGGGCCAGTCGTGAAGGTCGTCGTGCCGCCGAAGTTCCCGCCGCCGTTGACGCGCACGTGCTGCGCGGCGAGGTTACTCGACACACCGAGCGCGAGGCCGATGAGAAGCGCCAGCGCCAGCCGTTTCAGTTGCACACGAACCATACGTCGACCACTCCCCCGGCGAGCACCGTGCTCACCCGCGCGCGAAGGTTGAGATGCACGCCCGTAATCTGCACGAGATCCTGTTTCGGCGCCGTGGCTGCGAAAGGCACAACCGCGAGCGGCGCCCAGACGCCGGTATACGTGTCGCTGAACGAACTTTCGATCGTCACGCCGCCTGATGCGACGCCCGAGCCCCAATCGATGTAGAAGGCGCTTTCCCTGCAGCGTGGGACGATCGATGCGCCGATGATGGTGGAAACGGCGTTGAGCGCCGCCCCGTTGTCGAGCACGCGCTGGCTGAGCACGGTCGTCTCATCAGGAATACCGCGAACTGCGCCATCGCGAGCTTACACCGATTCGGGTAGGCGAACGCCGTCGCACGTGTTGCGGGCTCAGCCTGCTCGATCAACCCGAGGATACGCAGCGTGTGGGAGGCGTCGGGGAGCGGGAGCCAGAAGAACTCCGACGAGTTGGCGTAGTAGCCTGCGGGCATGCCGGGAGAGGCGCTGACCAAGTTGAGCGGCCACGGGATCGAGGGCGCGTGACTGCCGACTTCCTGCAGCTTTTGGAGCTTGCGGACGACCTGACTGCTCGCGTTGAGCACGAAGAGCCCATCGAGCCGGAGCAGTGATGTCGGGAACGTCGTGACTTCGGTGTTCGCCGTGGTGGTCGAGGTTTGGATGCGGGTTTGCAGGGCGCGCGGGAGCGTCGCGGCGACGGTTTCGAACTGGTGTTGGGCGGCGACGCACGCGCGGATCGCCGTGGCTTCGTCGTCCTCGCCCGATCCGCATTCGAGTTCGTTGTTCAGGAGTTCGATGTAGCCGAGCACGTCGGCCCACGTTCCGGCCATTACTTCGACTCCACCTTTCGACGCTGCGGTCGCTTAGAGAGTGCCTCGCCCTTCGGGATGCCGAAGATGTTCGTCTCCCGCTGCGGCGCGAGCGGAGAGCCTTTTCCCTTCGCGTCGTCAATCAAGTCCTGCACCGACGCGCGATCAGCCGTGCCGGGCGACTGCATGCGCGCAGGAGCGATCTTCCGGCGCTCCGGCATCAGAATCGCCCCTTCCCGCGCTCACGCCGTTCCCGCGCGACGTCCGATGGGAGGATCAGCCGTTCCCGCTCGCGCGTCCAGTTCGCTTCACCCCTCGACGGCACGATCGTCCCGTCATGGTGGAGCGCGAAGCGGTTGCCCCTTCCCGCGCTCGAAATCTTCCACGTCGCTTGAAGATCCCTGCGCTTGTCGTGCAGGTATTGCCGGTGCTCGTCGTTGCGGCTCTCCTGCTCCGTCGCGAGCTGCTTGACGATCGTGTCGAAATAGGCGACGCTCGACGCATAGCGCCGCGGATCGATGATCGCGAGGTTCGCGAACACCCGGTGATCGAGCGGGATGGGATCGTAGTCCTTGGGAGGCCAGAGAAAGAGCAGCTTCCACCCTTGGCACATCCAGAACTTGATTGAAGCGTCGCGCTGCCAGATGATCCAGCGTTGATCGCACGGCTTGGGAACGGCAGCGGGAGGGCGGACGGCGAAAAGGCCGGGATGGATCAGTTTGAGTTCGCGGTCGAAGGGCTTCGGCGCGTGCTCAACCCCGTCGCGCTCGGGATGCCAGAAGTGGAACATCGCCGCGGGCGGGAGCTTCGGCGCGGGAGTTGCGGTGACAGGCATGCGGAAGGGAGCGACCCGCCGCGGATCGCGCCCCATCGCCTGTCTGAACGCCGAACGTCGCATAACGCGTGACCCTCCACGAGCGTCGAACTAGGTGAACCGCTTGGTGTGCAGCAGCCGGTGCCGCGCGATCTCGGTGCGCGACGTCTTGAGATGCTTGCCCATTCGCGCACGGGCCGCGTTGAACGTGGCGCGATCGGCGGGGTTGAACTCTTCTTTCTTCCCGCAGACCGGGCAGCCGATCGTGCCGAACTTCTTGCCGCGCTCGATCTGCAGGTCGTCGGTGACTTTCGCCGCCGCGCCCTCCATCTGGGCACGCCGGATCCACGGGGCGACGTCGCTGATATCTTCGCTCACCGGGTTTGCGCCGCCCGGCCAGCGCAGGTTGACGGCGAAGGGGAGCCGCGAGCCGTCCGCCATGATTTCGGTGCGGACGATCCCGCTGTCGGCGCCGATGCCGCCACGAATAGCGCGGCCGTCACTGTCCCATACATACATCGACGGGTGCCCGATCGAGCCACGCAGTCGGCGGCGGATTTCGATCGAGCGTTCGTGCCACGCGAGGTAGCGGAGAATCGCTTCGCGCACCGCGCCGATCCCGGCCCAATCGACCTTCTCGTGCTTTTCGAGTTCCGTGGCGTCGTAGATGGCGCCGAGCACGCTCCGCACTTCGGCCGGGTTGACGCCTGCAGGCGGGGGACGGTGGAGCGCGGCGATCGGCGGCTTCCCGATGTGATCGAGCACGAAGAGCAGCTCGGGGATCGAGAGGGTGGACGGTTCGAGCGTATCGTTGACAATCATGCGGCCTGCCTCTTTCGAAGTTCGAACCTGTGATACGAAAAAGCCCGAGCGAGCGGGAGAGGCACTCGCTCGGGCCAGCGTGAGACGACGACGAGACGAACGACGAATCAGGGGCCAGTCGCCACGGGCCAGATGGCGCCAGACGTTGCCACGGCATCCGGGTAGTAGTTCTCGAAGTGCGCGAGGTTGAGGCCAACCGTCGACAGCAGCACGGTCGTCGTGTCCAAGCTGTAGACGAAGTTGTAGGCCACGATCCCGGTGTTGGTCGTCGATGATCCCGTGATGAGAATCCCGACTGCGCCGGAGGAGCCGACGAGGATCAGGAAGTTGCGGAGAATCTGCGCCGCCCGGATGACGTTCGCTGCGATCGTCACGAGCTGCCCGGCGTCGTTCGTTTGGAGACGATCGACGAAGTTGTCCGCGACGTAGAGCCGATCGAGCGCGCCGAGAATCGAGACAACGGCGGTCGTGGTCAGGTCCATCCCGATCACGGTGTTGTTGGTGAAGGTGAGGCCGTCCGCCGCGTTGGCGGTCGCGCCCGTCGTGACGATCGACAGGAACGACTTGGCCGCGGACGAGTCGAGGAACGAGCAGCCGTCGCAGCGGAAATCCTTCGCCGTCGTGAGGGTGATCGCCGACGTGACGTCGAGGAAATCCGAGATGCAGTGGAGGTTCGAGATCGAGCACCCGGCCGCGCTGACCGTGATCGTCGCCGCCGCCGCGCCCCACGTGAACGTCGGACGGGAGGCGCCCTGTCCGAGCCCCACGACCGAGACGCGCGCCTTCGCCATCGCGAGGTTCGTCGCCGTGACGGCTTCGGCGTGTCCCGGCGCGACGAGAATCAGGTCGTCGGACAGCGAAGCGTTCAGCGCTGCGGCGAGCGTCGAGTAGGCACCGCCCCACGAGTCGCCGTTCCCCGACGCCGTGACGCCCGAGTCGACGTAGACGGTGCGGCCCTTGTGCCGGGAGAGGATGATCGCCCGTTCGAGTTCGGGGATCATGTCGGTCGTGAGCCCGCTGCCGCGCCGACGATGCCCGGTAGCGAGCGGGCTGACGTGATCGTAGCCGTCCGGTGTTGTCGCCAGTCGAAGCGTGAGTGGAAACGCCTTGTTCCGAATCATGACTACCCTTTCTCACGCGCCGGGCGGCTAACGGTGGATGGTCGGCAGGCCCAGCGCCGAGCTTGTGCAAAACGCTAACGAGTGCGGATCCCTCTCATCGCCTGCAGCCAGACGTTCACGTTGAGCCCGACGAGTGATGTCAACGTGCCCGCGAAGATCATCGAGATCATCGAGCCGGGCTTGATCTGCCGGGTGACGCGATTGGTCGTGATGCTGGCTTTTCGAGCGACGCGCGCTGTTGCGTTGAGATCGATGTTCGCCGCGGTCGCGAGGAGCGTCGCGCCGCCCGTGAACGCCGTCGACACCGGGACCACGCGAAGGTCGAGCGTGCCGCTCGTGCTCAGGACGTCGAGCGACCAATCGGCGCCGAGAAACTCGTAATACTCGCCGTTCGCGAGCGGGTTCGTGAACAGCCCGTGCGTTGTGAGCAGCGAGGCCGCGACGACCTGCTGCGACCAGCTCACACAGAACGGCGAGCGTGAGAGAAAGCCCTTTTTCAATGGCATCGGAATTTCCCTCTACGACTCCGCGATGTCGTCATACCGGACGAGCGACGTCGGCGCGTCGCAGAGCAGCTCCCCTTGGAAATACGAGACGACTTCGAACGTCGTGTTCGCCGTGTTCGTGAAGAACGGCGTCATGTCGTCGCCGAAGATTTCCGAGAGCGGCTGCGGCACTTCGTTCTCGCCGTGGCCGATGAACAGGTGCTCGCGATTGAGCCCGACGATCTTGTTGGCGTCCATGAACATCTCGGCGCGCCACGGGATGCCGGAGAACTGGTAGACCGTTTCGCCGGTCGAATCCTCCCCACCCTCCATCGCTTTCTGATTGCGCCCCACGCCCACCTTGTCGCCGAACGCCTCGACGGCTTGGAGCGCGAAGAACGTGTCGGAGCGGAGATTTTCGTGGTAGCGCCGGATGATCTTGAGGTTGCTGACGAGATCCGTGATGACGCCGCCGCCACGTTCCCTCGTCGTGTCCATGCCTTCGAGCAGGAGATCCTCAGTGAGAGGGCGCAGGGTGCCCGAGTTGGTCATGACCGTCGCGCGCCAGAACTCGTTCCCCGCGGTGTCGCGATTGATACCGCCGAGATTCCCGACGACCGTGGCCGGGTTCGCGGTATCGGCCCACGCCATGATGCCGACCATGTGCTGCGATCCGGCCGTCGCGACCGAATCAGCGACGGTGAAGTAGTCACCCGCCGCGGTGGACGACGCGGATCCCGACGCCATCGTGATCGCGCGCGTCGGGACGTTGATGCCCGAGACGGCGATCCCCGAGAAGCCGAGCGTCGCGTTGTCGTCGGACGCATCCATGAGCGAGACGATCATGCCGAGATCGACAAGGGGGAGCGATCGGACGAGCACCGTCGCGTCGCCGTCGTCCGCCGCGGACAGGATGCCGAGTTCCCCACGCCCGTAGCCGAGAATGTCGGCGTTGAGCAGGCGGAACGTGCGGCGCCGGAACGATTCGTCCAGAAATTCGATGGCGCGGCCGAAGCTGTATTCGTCCTTCCGCGCGTCCTGCAGCATCTTCCACGAAACGTCCCACACGCCATGAAATTCCTGCAGCGCGAACGTCGCCTCAGTGCCGGTCGGCTGCGCGCGGCGGGTGGTTTTCGCGGCGCCTTCCGTGTGCCCCACCCAGACGCCCGTGTTGGCCTTCTGAATCGGGAGGATCCACTGACCACGGCCGCTGACCGGCGTTTTCCGGCGCTGCAAGATCCGCCACAGCACGATTTCCTGCGCGGCGAGGTAGATCAGGCGATCGGTGCCGTAGGTGTATTTGAAGAACTGGATGAAGTCGGACGTCACCGCGTGGAGCATCCCGTCAGGGGATTGCGTGATCTGACGGAGGATGTTCGGCAAGCCCGGACGCTGAAGATACATACAGCCCTTTCACCTGAGCGAGCGGGCCTGCCCTCCCCTCGCTCGGACGACGAGATTCGTGCTACGTGTTTGCCGCCGACCGGAACATCCCGGCTTCGCGAGCCCGAGCGGCGATCGAGGCGCCCGTTTCGTGCTGGTATTTCGGCGCGCCCGAGCCCTGACCACCACCCCGCGCGACGTTGGGGAAGAACGACTTCCGCCGAATCTCTTCGGCGTTCTTGAGCGCCGCCTGATCGAGCTTCCGCACGAACGCGATGGCGCCTTCGATCCGGCCTTTGAGCATCTTGTCGTAGTCGCCCGGCTTCCACGAGTCGGGTTCATACGAGAGATGCAGATCCTCGGCCAGCTCTTTCACGAAGGGGTCTGCCGCGTCGATCTTCCCGCCTTCGGGGAGCCCTTTGATGGCGGTGAGCTTGTCGATCGTCGAGCTGACCATGTGCTCGAACTCACCGCGGGCGCGGAGTTCCTGATGCGGCGCGAGGGATTGCCGCGTTTCGCCGAGCTGGGTTTCGAGATCCTTGATTTTCGTGGCGAGCGAGGTGACGACCTGCGCGATCGGGCCGAGCCCCTGCTTGTAGAGATCATCGGCGATCTGCGCGACGGTATCGCCGTCGACCATCGGACGGCCGCGCACGTGGGAGAACGGATCGCGCGGGGCTTCACGCTGTAGGGGACGCTGCTGCTGACCGCGAACGTGCGTGTCGTGGAGGCGCTGGAGCCGCTGCGCTTCGGTTTCGAGGAACTTGACCCCTCGGTCGTAGTTCTCGCGCGGCATGAAGCGCGCTTTTTCCCCGGCCGTGAGTTCGCCCCACCGTGCGGGCTGCCCGTCGCCGAGATCGACGAGCGTGTCGGCGGTGAGCTTGACGGGCGCTGCGCCGCCGCTCCCGGCACCCGATCCGCCCGAGCCGCCGCCGCCGCCTGCGCCGCCGCCGTCCGATGAGGCAGCACCGGCAGCACCCGCGCCGCCTGCACCGGCACCAGCATCGGGCGGAATCAAAAAGAGGGAATCGACGATCGCGCTGCCCCACGAACGCAGATGCCGTTTGAACATGGGAGGGAGCGTGAGCGCAAACAGCCGCGCTTGTCAAGAGTCGACACGTGCGTGCTTGGTTCTATTCGCGGGGCTTCGACTGGCCTTGCTGTTTGATCGACAGATGCTCCTTGAACCAGACGATGCGATCATACTGCGCGCGGTCGGAAGGAATGACGCTGACGATCTGCCCGCCCACGCTTTCGATCAGATTGAGCTTGTGCGGGAGCTGGTGGGAGAGCACTTCATCGACGAACCAATCGCGTCTCATGATCTCGCCTCACGGGATGGGGGAAGCGCGCGGCGCTCGGGCGGTCCCGCGATTTGGCGGCGCGGTTGGGCGTTCCCCTGTTGCTCGGACTCGGCGAGCTGGCGCGACATCGGATTGCGGCGCTGCTCGTCGACCGACGCGCGGATCTGGCCGAGCGTCTGCTCGATGGTTTCGCTCGCGACCTTCGCGGCCGTCTGTTGCGACACCTGCGCCATCACACCCTGCATCATCTGGCCCTGAATTGCCTGCATCTGGGATTCCTGAATCGCGCCGAGATACTGCCGGTGCTTCTCGTAGAGCGTGACGAACTCGAACTTCACCTGACCGGACGCTTCGAGATATTCGGTCGTGATCATCGCGCGTTCCAGCTCGTCGAGGAAGGCGTTGTGATCCCAGAACGGGTAGGGAATTTCGGGCATGGATTGGGAGAGGGGCTCCCCCTGCCAGATGCGCGCGATGAGATGCTGCGCGAGTTCACGGTTCTGCGTCTGGCTGTCGTCCTCTTCCTCGATGTTGAATTTGAGTTCGAGCGCGATCTTCGAGAAGTCCATCTTCCCGGTGCGGGTAGACACGTAGAGCCCGGCGAGGGGGCCTTGCAGGCGCTCGATGATGCGGGCCTCACGCAGGGCGGAAAATTCAGGGAGGATCGTCCCCGGATCGACGGTGATGCGGTAGTTCGTGCCCGAGCGCAGGATCTTCTCGGCGTGAAAGACCATCACTTCGTCTTTGCGATTCTTGCCGGTGTATTGCATCGTGCGGATCGGCGGGTAGAACATCGCGACGCGGTTCAATCGTTGCTGGTGCACGAGCGACATCTGTTCCGCGAGATGGTGGAAGAGCGGGCCATCTTCGGAGTCGAGGATTTCCTGAAACAACGGGAGCGCCATCGGGCCGCGGATCTGCGTCGGCATCGTCGAGCGATCGGTGATGTCGCTGCCCAGAATCCCCTGCAGCATTTCCACGGTCTGCTTGATCGACTCGGGGAAGAACGAGGGGAGCTGCTGATGTTGAAGGACTGCCGCCGCGGGGTTGCCGTTCTCGTCGAGCCCATCCTCCACGAACCCCGGCTTGTCCGTGGGGAAGTCGTCAGGCCCGAGCCCGCCGCCGAGCAGGATGGTTTCGTAGATTTGCGAGTTCGCCGCTTCGCCGTATTGCGAGAACCGCTTGTTGAGAAACTTCTGCGGCGCGATCCCGTCGGTGAGGAAATCCTCCGTCCAGAACGTCGTCGCGGGCGGGCCGAAATGGAAATCGGTGAGCGGGATCTCGCCGTATTCGGTCGGCCCGTCGTCGAGCGTCGGCCCGTTGATCACGAACATCGAGCGGCGCCCGGAGGGGAACGCGCGGCACGAGGGTTGGTAGCGTGTGGCGAAGAGGCAGAGGCGGGGATCGTTCGGGCCTTGCGAGCCCTGAATCGCCGGGATGAGATCCTTGAGATTGAGATTGGCGACGGCCGGGCCTTGGTCGAGCAGGCGCGTTTTCACGATGCCGAGATCGCGTCCCGCGTAGTTCGAGACTTGACGCTCGACTTCCTCGCCGAAGATCTCCGTGAGCCAGTCGACCGTCTTGCACTGCACGATGTAGCACGATTGATCCGGCCCGAGCAGATCGACGGCGGGGACCGACGAGTCGATGAAGAAGTTCAGGCCGGAAACGACTTCGCTCCCGACTTCGCCGACCACCTGCGTTTCGAGGCAGGGCGAGAAGCGTTCCGGTGTCGCGCCCATCGTGATTTGCTGCTTGACGACCGATTGGAGGATGGGAGGGGCTCCCGGCTGCGCGGCGTCCTTCCACAGAAGTTCCCCTGATTGCTCGTCGTATTGCGGCATCGGCTCCGCGCCCGACTGCTCGATCCACGGCGAATGTTCGATGGCGACGCCCGTGATCACGGTCCACCAGTAGCGCGTCCAGCGTTGCCGCGGCTCGCGCAGGATCTTGTTGAGGGATTTGATTACCTTGTCGACGACGATGGCGCTGTCGAAGGCCGCGGGATCGCGCACGTCGGGCGAGGCGTGGAACTGGTGGTTGGCGCGGTAGAGATGGCCGATCTTGCGCTTGGCGGCGCGCTTCAGGAGGTTGAACACGAGATGGAGCTTGTTCTTGTCCTTCTCGGTGCCGAGCGGGCGTGAGAAGATCGTGTCGCGCGCCTGTTGAAGATACTGCTCGCCGTAATACATGCCGAGCGCGGTGATCATGCGAGCCTCGACGCCGCCGCGCATGCGCCACTTCTGAGATTGCAGACGGCGGAAGTCGGACGACCATGTATCGGCGTCGGATTTCGGCTTTGGCATCTCGAACTAGCTCGTCGTCTGCACCGTGATCGTCGCGTTGCCGCCGCCTGCGCCGTCGTGATGCCCGGACGTCGAGATCGAGACGTTCTTCTCGGGGAACTCGTCGAGCAGCGAATCGATCGCCTGCTTCACGTTCGGTGGCACATTGACATCGGCGTCGATCGTTTCCTTGGCTTCGGTGCGCTTGCCGTCTGCGCGAACGCTCCAACTCATGATTCACTCTCCTCCCATATGCGGATCGATGTAATCGTCAGGGGTCAGCTCGCCCGATTCGATCAGCGGGTTAAGAAACGGTTTTCGAACCTCGCGCGAGGGGCGGCGATCCCGCGGGCGCCCGGAATCTCTCGTCGATGACTCCGCCTCCTCCCGCGCCGCCTGATTGTGCCGGAGCGGGCTCTTCGCTCGGGATGATCCCGCGGGCGCGCTCGTCGTCGGCTTTCGCGCGGAGCTGTTCGATCTTGTCGCGCTCATCGGCAATCCTCTTGTGAAGGGCCTGTTCGAACGGCTCGCGCTGCTCCATGAAAATATCGTAGAGCGTCGTCTTGATGGTCGTGGGCTCGGCGCCGATGATGGGCGAGGGGATCGTCTTGCCGAATTTGAAATACTGCATGATGAACAGCAGGCGCAGGTTGCACTCTGCCTGTTGATCGAGCAGGTTGTCGATCACGGCTTGGTGCTCAGCGAGGAACTCTTCGAACCCCTTGGCGAGTTCGTAGGTTTGAACTTCGAGCGCCGCGATGCGCTGTTCGAGCTTCCGATCGCCGGGGCCGAGCGAGACGGTCGCGCGGGAGAGACGTATGGCGCGATCTTTTCGGAGCTTCACGAGCTTGAGAGTAGGAGAACGCGCGCCGGTTGTCAATTTTCGAACGCGCGTCAGAACGAGCCGAGATGGGGATCGACGCGGGGAGCGAGATTCGGCCGGGCGTGCATCGCCATCCAGCGTTCGACGAACGACTGCTTCTTTCCCGTCACTTGTGAGCTGTGGCGCGGGCGGCGGGAGAAGGTATGTTCGATCGTGTCGAGCGTGTGGTCGTTGTCTTTTTCCCGTTCGAAGCGGCCAGCCGAACTGGCTTCGTCGGGCCACACGGCGTGCTCGATCTCCCACGGGAGCACCGAGAGCCACGGCGCGAGATGCGCGTGACGGTTGATGAAGTATTCGCGGGTGATTTCGACGCGCAGTTCGAGCTTCCGCTTGTTCCCCTGCGCGATGATGCCGTAATTTCGAAGTTCGGTTTTGAACTGGCTGTTCTCGTCGCACCATGCGTGCAGGCGCGTCTTGTGGGGGACGTATTTGCGGTAGGAGTCGAGCACCCAGCGCGACCAGCCGGGCACCGAGCCGACCGTGCCGCCCAATAGCTCGATGGCGCCGCCGATGTAGCGGTAGTTGGGAAATTCCTCGACGACGAAGCCGTCGATCGAATCAGGCGGGAACGCGGTGAACGTGGCGCTCATGTAGGTGCCGGTATCGACCGACACGAAGAGCTTCCATTGCGCGGGGAGCGGGCGGCGGAGATCGGTGAGATCGAGCATCGTGTCACACGTCGTCGAACACGACTTCGAGCGTCGGCCCGTCGATTTCGGGCATCACGTCGCCGTCCTTCACGTCGTCGTAGGTCGCACTCTGCACGATGAGGAACATCCAGCCAGTATGATCGTAGCCGACGCGCACCACTTCGGCGTCGTCGGGAAGCGCGGTGACGGGACGCACGCGCCGCGGCTCGTTGTGCTGCCCCTTCTGATGGAGACGAATCCACCAGTCGACGTTGACGCGCCATCGCTTAATTCGCATGTGTCTCCTCGATCCCACGAGAGAGCGTGTCGAGATACGCGTCGCTCCACAGGTAGGGGTGCGTTTCCGGCCAGAAGTAGCGTTCGCGATCCCCGCGCGAGAAGTCGTAGACGCGACCGATGAAGCGCCCGAGCCGCCCCTGCCACGAGATCGCGAACCGCTCCCTTGTCATGATGCCGCCCTTTTCCGGATCGTCGCGGTCGCGCGCTTTCTGATCGAACGTGAAGGGGTTCTCGTTCGCGTCCACGCTGCAGGTGCAGTGCCAGTCCGGATCTTGACCATGACCGTAATCGTGAAACACGCCGACCCAAGGGCGATCCGGTGTGGTCGGAAATAGAGCGAACCCCCGGAGTTCGCGCAGGTTCTGAGCCAGCGTCGTGTAGACGGAGAAATCCGGCAGTTGATACGCCTCACAATAAACATAGGCGATCACCTTTTTCCCCTTGAGCGACTCCTTGTTGTTCCACGACATCACTTCGAACTCGGTCCCGTTCTTGAGGATGATCTGCATCTTCCCGTTGCGCTTGTCGTTGGCGAACCGCTTGTAGGGCATGCCCATGCCGCGGGGAGGATCCGAGAGCAGCATCTCGGCGAGATAGGTGAACTCCATCTCGGCGTTCGCGTATTCGAGCGAGACGAGCTGAACTTTCACGGAAGGGATGGCCGCGAACCCCGACGTCCAGAGCGCCGTCCAGTAGGATTTTCCCGCTTTGAAGGCTTCGAGCGCGGCGACGATATGCGCGGCGCCGCCGATGCGCGGGGTGATCTTCTGGATGACTTCGCTGCAGGGGATGCCGTTGATCTCGCGTCGGCCGGAGATCATCGCGAAGGGGTTGAGGAGCGCGTCGGGGATGAGGATCGTGTGGTAGTAATCGCCTATCACGGGAGGAGAACTTTCGAGCGTCCAGCCTTCCGAGGCGAGCTGCCACTCGGCTTGTGCGCGGAGTGGGAGCAGAGAGCGGCCGTCCGAACCGACGATCGACGCGCAGACCGAGCGGCGGAACGACGCGATGGCGGCGTCGCGGGCGGCGAAGTTCATCGCGGCCGATCGAGCTGGCTGGCGATTTTCCTTCTCGTCGCGGCGACGGCTTTTTCCGCGGGCTGTTCGAGATCCATGAGGCCGGTTCGAAGCAGTTCGTCGAGCTGCGCGGGAGTCGATTGGTAGGTCGCGGTGCTCGTCTCGGGATGCGCGACGTCGGTGCCTTTCGTCGGATGGAAGTTGAGTTCGCCCTTGTCGGCGTTCCAGTTCGAGAAGCGGAGTCGGCGAGGGAGCCCGCCCTTCCCGCCCGTCGTGAAGATCGCGTCGAGGAGTTCGTCGATCGACTTGCCGAGCGAGCGGAGGATGGGGGAGCCGGGGATCGCGCCGGGCGCCATCGTGCCCATCGCGCCGCCGAATTGCGAGGCGGTGTCCATCATCAGATCGCCCTCAGTGGGCGGGCCGATCGTGGGGGTCGAGCCTCGCGTGGCCGGTGCGCGGCGCTCGGGCATATCACACCTTGGCAGGAACGGCGGTAATCGTCAACTCTTCGCCGGGGAGCAGGAGCGTCGAGATGTGCTGCACGTGATGGGAGGCGCGCTTCGTGCGAGCGAGATCGAGCGCGCTGCCATCGCGCTTGTAGTTCACGACCATCGGCCGCTCCCCTTCGTTTCTGATCACATAGCACGACGCGGGCGACTGCTCGACGAGCCGATCGAGATCCGCGGGCGCGAGCGCGGGTTTGAGCACCTGCTCGGGAATCGCCGTCTGCTTGTAGATCGCGACGGTGCCACTCGTTGCGCCGAGCCATCCGAGAAAGTTGCGGCGGTTCATCGTGCGTCTCCCTTCGTCAGATTCGAGCGCCGCGCCGAGTTCCGCGGTGAGCCAGACGGCGGTTCGGCTGTCGCGCAGGGGACGCTCGACGCGCTCATAGGGCTTCGGCTTGGCGTCGGGCGGTTCGATCGGCATCACGACTCCTTCACGTGTGGAGGGACGGGAATCGCGCTGAGCTGCGGCGGCATGCCGACCTTGAGCTTCCCCTCGACGATCTCGCGCATCGCCTTCATGAAGGGCGCGTCGTCGTCGCCGATGGAGCGCGCCTTCAGGTATTCCATGATGTCTTTTCGAGCGGCGTCGTGGCGTTTCAGATCGTTGCCTTCGCACGTCGCGTAGTCGTGCGTGTAGAGGAAATAGGCGAGCGACGCCATCGCCTTGTCGAGCCCGATCTCGATACGCCGGTCCTTGTCGAGATCCTCCCACGCGCCGCCGTTGATCGAATTGAGCGCGCGAATCACGAGATCGTCGGTCGTCCAGTCGCGTAACCACTTCGCGAGCTGCTCGTCGCTCAGCCCGCCGTAGTGCTCCGGCGCGAAATACACCAGCGCGTCCCCCGCGGGAACCCCGGCGCTCAGGATCTTCACGAATTGAACCGCGAGTTCGCGCGTGAGTTCCGGGCGGCGATGGACGGGACGCGGGCCGGGAATGTCGGAGCGCGGCATCCTGTCGGCCCCGCGGCGGTCGTATTCATCCTGCCGCTTTTGACGCGCCCGCGCCTTCGCGATTCTCTCCCGCGCCTCGTCGGTCATCGTGTTGAAAGGGTTGATGGGTTTCGACTTGCGCGGCACGTGGGGAGTCTACCTCGAAAGGGAGCCGGAGAGGTAACGGGAGGCACGCGACGAACGGCGCTCGAATGGCTGCGACGCCGCATCGCACGCACCGCGGCGCGACCATCGAACGGGCGAGCGGCAGCACGTGCAGATTGTCCACGTTCGAACAACGTATCACGAAGCTCGAATCACGACAACGCTGGGAGGGGCGGAGCGAAGCGACGAACCTCCCTATAGGAGACGCCACACGCAGACACGATGAGCGCGTTCGAACGTCGAGACACGTGACGACCACCCTTTCAGAAAAATCTTAGGCGTGGCTACGGGCCCTCGCTCGAACCCCCGCCCTGATCCCCCTCCCCCCGGCTGTCGATGGGAGCAGGGGTATTTAGGTGTGGAAGTGTGCAGCGGCATACCTATATCGAAATCAGATGGGAGCGTGGCGATCGATGCTTAGCATGGCTAACTATCGACGCGATGCGTGTCGGCCGGAGCGTTCGACATTCGAGCGTCACTGCGCGCGATGGACGATGCGTCAGCGTTTGGTAGCACGCAGCACGTATCGCGCGATGGGACGCGCGCATCGGGACATGCTGGTAACAGCGGAGCGAAGCGACGTGTTACCTATAGGGAAGAGAGAGGCGCCCGACACGTGCGCGATGTTCGAACCGTGCACGTGCCGGGCGATTGGAGAGGCGCGACGCTACAGCGATAGCAGACCGCAGAGCAACGCGTAACACGCAAGCGCCAGCGCAACGAACAGCACGACGTCGGTCGCAATGCGCGC